AGTCTATGAGACTGCCGACATGGTTTACTGTGAGTTTAGACATTAGTTGTATTGTCCGCCTGTTCCGACAAGACCTACGAAGGTAAGGCTTGCGCCTGTTCCACCCGCAATAGACTTGCGAGTAAGACGAAGGTCACTATTGGTTCCCAAGCCGTAGGCACCCTTGACCATATCTACCACAGTCATTTCACTAGTAGCCGTACCAAAGGTAGGATTACTTGGGTTCCTAAACTGAGAAGCTATGACGAGGTTACCAGCAAATACTTCAGTACTTGAGTAGGGAGTATTGCCGTTGCTACTGATTGTAATGTCAGCTGTGTCTGCCGCAAAGGTTGCTGTCTTGGTGAAAGAGTCCCCTGGGAGATACGTGGCAGGATTGTTCAGAGTAGCCAGAGTATCGATAGATCCGAGGGTTTTAGCCTCGAACTTAATACCAGTAGATGTTCCTGTGAACGCAATGGACTGGAAGCTTGCCTGAGCACCAGAACCGTTAGCAAGCAAGAAGCCTACAAGGTAATGAGGGTTACCCACGATATCAATGGCGTTATAACCAGGAGTACCATTCGTATTATGGATGATCTGGCCACGGACACCGACGTCAGCATGACACTGGCGAGACATCGTAAGAGTAATCGGTTCCGCTACTTTAGAAGCAAATGAACCGGCTCCGTTCAAGGTTAACACGTTGCCTAACTTGCTGACAACGTAAGAGTTAGCATAAAGACCTGTTCCTCTGATGACCATGCCAGGTTTAATGGCAGAAGCATCGGGGACTGTAACAGTTCCAGCACCTGATGTCCAAGTACCAGTTGTAGAAATGGCGTCGCCTGTACTGTCGATAGTGTACTTGACCCAGCTGTCGATGAAGATACGCCCGTCGAAAGCAGCAGACATATCGTTAAAGCCGATGCCTGCGGATGTACCGAAGATCAAGACGTTAGCGATAGACCCTGGGCTTGGGTTAACTACCCAGATTTCTCCGCCTTGACCAGTTGAGATCATGTCCTGAGTGCCATTAGTCATGTCGCATTTGAAACCAGCGATTGAATACTTGGCATCGAATGCAGCACCAAAACAATAGTTAGTCGTCGGGGCTATGATAACATTCTGTGGACTGGAGACATTGCCCTTAAAGAGAAGACCTGTAGCAGCAGTCTGGCCTACGATAGGACCAATGGGAGAGAGACCGTCATAGGTTCCATCCGCGACGTTCACAGTAACTGACTGTCCACTGAGGTCGTACTTACCTTGGAGCTCACTGTAAGCGTGTCCCAAGGAAGCCCAAGGAGCCGTAAGGGACCCTGTACCTGTGGTGTCACTGCCTGTGGTAGCTACGTAGAAGTTAGTCGGAGCGCTAAGCCGAAGTCGGGTGGGCAGGGTGCTCGGGTTGCTTTGGGTAAGGAAAGCAGAATAAAGAGGAATGGCGTAGACGTATATATCAGCAGTGGCTGCCGCGCCTTGTGGTGTAGTCAGCGAGAAATATATGGTAGTAAGATTTAACCTAGGAGAATTAGCACCTAAGGAAAGAAGACTTCCTGTCGTATTCAAGGAATTGGTTGTTAATGCCGAATAAACCTGCGTGTTAGGAATTAACTGAACGCCTGTCTTACCTGCACCTGTGTACATACCGCCAACAGCAGTCGTCAAGGACAGACTGGGATTAGTGACCAATACGCGGAATATGAGGTAATGATCAGGCATAGTAAGAGTAATAGCCTGGTCCGCGGTGCTGTTCATATTGGCACCCAGAAGAACACCTGCGAGGATCAATCCTTCGTTAGTCATGGCCTGCAGCTGATTGACGTGGAGGTCACTGGCATCTGCTGTGGATGAGGTGTTGTTGCCCTTTACTGTGAAAGCAGGAGACTGAGCAAGTTTGGAATTGGTGACGCTATGGTCAGTCAGGAGATTACCGATAGCGGTAGAAGTATCCTGCAGACGAACTACGTCGTTGGGGTATATAGGAGCTGGTAAATTCAGAATACGGTGTGAATTCATATCGAAGTCAGAATTCATCACATTAGGAGAAGTCCCGTCTCGGGAGACAGTGTTGTCGAAAGCTAGCTCGATGATGGCACTGTTAGTATTCATAGCGTTAACAGCAGTCGTTTCATTCTGCAGATTAACGATGTCAGTCAACGTTATTTTATTTGTCATAGGTTTCCTTAAAGAAAGGGGGCTGTTACACCCCCTTTAGTTAGCTCCAATTACCGATTACGATATTCGCAGCTGCACCAATCGGGTAGATTCTGAAGTGAGAACCTGCCTTGATGGTGACACCTGGAGTACCGGAAGCACCGGGACGGGCAGACGCAATGATCTGAGGTATAACTGTACCCCCGGCATTGACTGTCATGATACCGCTTCGTTTGATCACGACGTTTTCAGTCGCGGACGTAGAAGCAGCCGTCACAGTGATAGCTGTAGCAACAGCAGCAGGGATCTGGGAGACAGCTGTAAGAGCTGCACCAGTGCTGGTTGTCGCCTGAGCGAGGTAGGCAATACGTGTGAAGGTAGCGGTACCCCCAAACAAAACTGCCCAAGTATGTGAAGTCGTACCAGTGTTCGTAACCCAAACGAATTCGTCGAACTGATACGCCGTGCCTGCAACAAGGGTCACAGCACCAGTAGCCGCACCTGTGGCTGCAAACAGAGCCGTGTTAGATGCAATAGTAGCATCAACAAGGTCTGCATCCGCAGTCATGGTAAGGCGCTGTTCGGCAATGTCTAGTTGCCGTGTGCTGGCTACAGCGGTTTGATAGAAGACTTTTCCATCAAACTCCATAGAGCCTGCAGCAGGAGTAGTGAGGTTAGTGCCTGACGTAAACGTCAGGGGAGCTGCGGTAGCTGTGCCCGCAGGAAGGACGATGTCGCCTCCCGCAAGGTTGATCAGCGTGCCGGCAGCACCAGCTGTGGATGCGCCACCGTAGATACTTCCAATAACGAGGTCGTTACCGGAAAAATCAATTTTCTGAGCCATGATATTCCTTTCTGGAAAAAGGGGCCAAGGTATTTTTCACCCTCTGCCCCACTTCCATTACTGGGTGATCGCAACGTCCAGAGCATGATAGTACACGCGCAGGCGCATTTTGCCTGCAGAGTAGGTACCAGCCGCTGTAACGGTGAGATAATATGCATTGACCAGATCGGGAGCAACAGGTGTCTGAATTGCAGGAGCGGAGCCAATCAAACCACCGGCCTTGGAAGTGCCTGTGATGTAAGTGACGGCCTTACCGGCAGTGTCAAACGTAGCTGTGACTTCAGCGTTGATAAACGCCGTACCATAGTTCGTGGGAACTGTGGAACGATCGCTATCGACGAGACCGAAGCTGAATGTGGTACCACCGACGAGGGCGGTTTCGCAAACGGCTTCAACCTTTTCAATGAAGAGCTGACCAGACGCGAGGGCAGGGAAGAAGAGCACATCAGAGACAATGAGCGTGTTGCCCGAAGTCACCTGAGACAAATCAACCACACCTTCGATAACCCGGTTAGGTCCAAACATGACGTAATCGCCCCAGGGGGAGGTTGCAGTCTTGGTTGTACCAAACTTGAGGTAAAGGCCAGAGTTGGTTTTCATGGAGTTAGTAGTGGTGATAATAGCCATTAATAATCTCCTTACGCCGGAACCGCAGACTTCGAAGTCAAGACGGTGACGAAGTTCGCTTCACGGAAGAAACCGAGACCGAATTCGCAAATGGTGGCGTAATCCCACTGTTGAAGATCCATGTCGAATTTCGACTGGACTGTGGGCATCTGCCTCCAAGCACCAACCCAGGGCAGTGTATCGCCAGGGGTAGCATCGAAGAAGAAGTTGGCAACGCCTGTCGAACCGGACGAAACACCATTGATGGTTTCGTTAGCAACTGTCGGCAGGAAGTTCGACTCATAGATGTCGAAACCGTAGACGTTGAACCGGAACTTGAAACCAGACGTGATACCTTCGGTCGTGACGCTCTGCCAAGGGGCCATGGGCGACATGAGGTTGGTAACGTTAGCCTGCTGTTCAAGAGTGAAGGCAGTCGAGGGGTCCACAATCGCCACCGGCTTGCGGAGGTTGACGTTAGCCTTTGTAAGGGCGTAACGAGCCTTCGAGAAGTCGACGAAAGAGATTGCGGGAGTGGTACCGGAAGCAACCCAACGATGGGAAGCGCCGTTAATAGTATTGAGTGAGCTTGCAGTCTGACCGGCATTGCCAACGGCAAACACGCGTGTCTCATAGTATTCCATGATAGCACGGTGTTGACGCTGCGGGAAGAGTGCGAGAATCTGAGGCGAAAGCCAAGAATCCCGTTTAAACTTCTCCGTCATTGAGTTCGCCGAATACACGTAATCAGTGAAGTTAAAGGTAAAGTTACCTGTATCCATCTGCTGATACTTGAGAGCCTGACCTTCGTTGAAGGTCGCGATCTCAGCTTCACCAACAATCGGGAGATTGAAGTTAAAGCCATCGGGGAAATCATTGAGCGTTCGGACAAACCCCAGCGCGTTCAGATCGGCCAGGAGAAGCGAAGTAATATCCGAAGAAAATACTTGCGTCCTGATCATATTCTGATTCGTGGCGTCCATAAACGAAGCCATGAGGTCTCCTAATAATGATTAGTGTTAATAGAAAGTCTTCTGATTAAGAGCTTGGTGCCGCTTCAGAAAATCTGGGTGGTCCATGTCTTTCAATCGTTGTACTGATGTTCGTTCGCTGTAGTATTCCTTTGGATTTTCAGAACGAAGTTTTTCGTAAAAGACTGCGTCGCGGAGGTCTGTACTGGGCTTGAAGCTGTCACTTCTAGTATTAGACATCGGGGGGTTCTGATAAGCCTGTTGCTGCGAATTCAAACCGAGAGCGTTTATAGCTACCTCGGGTGATTTTCGAGCAAGGGCTTGAACGTCCTCTGCAGTTAATCCAAGGGTATTCATAGTATCCCTGAGGACTGATTTAGCACTTGCGCCAAATCTTTCCCGGAGACGGGACTCGACCGCAGCGAGATTGGCCTCGGCTTTCCTAGAGTCTTCAAGATCCTTTACGGCCTTGAGTGCTCTTTGGGCAGCACGTTCTTCAATCTTTTCTAGGTCGATAGGCTGGTTTTGGTTGCCAGTATCGGTGTTCACTGGTTCTTGTCTACGGCCCTCTATTCTGGTCAAGAGTTCCTGTAGCTTAGCCTCTGTAGTTGCGGCGTCATTCATATTGAGCTGTGATTCTTTCACTTTGAGAAAGTCTTCGCGAAGTTGGTCATGTTCTTGAAGTTTCAGCTCAAGAGTCTTGTCGCCGTGGTATTTTCCCTTAGCTATCGCCTGATACATCTCTGTTTCAGATTGATATTTGCTTCGGTCGAACTTACCACCTGGTTTGGTGAGTTCCTTGAGGTAGTCAATATCGTCGTCGTCTTGAAATAGGCTGTCAGCCATGTTTTTCCTTTTGGTCTAGGGTAAGAATTTTTTGAACGTCGCGAAGACAACGGCGGTAGCCATTACAGTCGGCCTGTTCATAGGCCCATGATGGGCTGTCGTAGGACTTTTGGGAGAGTTCTTCACTTGTAAGCTGCTTTTCCCACGAGTCTAAAATAGAAGAAAGCCTTTCAAGGAGCGTCCTGTTATTTTGGACGTACTTCTTAAAGCGTTCTTTTTCTTCGGGCTCTTTTAGATGATGAGTCCAATCAGGCTGCATTAGGAGCCTGTGGTTGCTGTTGCTGTTGCATCACGGACATATCTGCGTCTTCACCCAGACCTGTCGCTGTGCCCATCTCTTGATGGAGCTGTTCTTGCAATGCCTGAGCCATACGCTGCGCGTCTGCTTGTTCAGAGACGTTGACGTAAGGAGAGACAATACCATAGTCTTCGAGGTCGAAGATTTCTGAGTACATGTTAGCAAGCTTGACACTCGAGAAGTGAGGCGACACGAACTGCCATCCTGGACTGCCGAACAGTCCCTGAAGGTTCTGGATCGTCTCAGACTGTTCTGCGAAGTGCCTGGCACCCCGGACAACAATCTTGCCTGTTCCTGTGATGTCAGCGACAGACAGTTCTTGGAACTGTTGGACGCCGAATTCGTCATCAAAGACAGGTATAGTAATAGTCGAAGTCATGTTACGCCGCGCTAGTTCAAGCATGGCGTTAAGCATAGGCTCTAGAACGAATTCCTCAAATTGGTTAATCTTTTGTTGGAAGATGCGGGAAGCTGCACTCTCGAGCCGCTGTACTTCGTACTTAGTCTTTTCCCCTGGACTCCGGAAGCCCATTGCTTCTTTGGGGGCACCAGCCATCTCTTCCATCAAATTCATCAACATATTGATGTCTTCGACTAAAGCCTGAATGCTTATCTGGGGTTGGAGGAGTTCGACGTCCCCGTCCTCAGATGTAAAGATCTTTTCACCAGGTTGCCAGGTAAAGTCTTCGACGAAGCCTTTTACCTTCTGTACCGGGAAAGTAGACAAATCCATCAAGTCAGCCTTGAGATTCTCAAGGTGATCGAGGCGGTATTGCATACCGAGTAAGTTTTCGAGAGGTCCCATACCCCAGAGGTTATCTACACGCTTGAGCCAAGGTGCTTGGAAGATAGGAGGATAACCAAAGAAAGAAGAATTAGGTTTGTTGTCCATGATCTTGTGTCGATCAACGAACGTAATTACCCGGTTCTTTTCGAAGATATCGTGGTCGGCGTTATACCAGTCTCCGTAGAACGTAATGACCTCAACCGTGTTCGAAAGAAGATATTGCTGAAAGCTCCCAAATCCATCCATTTGGTAGATGGCATCACGTTCGACCCAGTCCCCGTAGAGGCCTCGGGCGCGTGTTCTGATTTCTTTGAGATAGTCGTATAAGTTTTGGTAGGCTTCTCGGTTGTCGTCGTTAGACATTCCTTGCAGGTAGTCCTTCAATTCACCCATACTCATTATGGTACGGTAGAACTTAGGAGCAGCTGTCCACTCGTCGGCTGTAGGATTAACTACGATATCGAGAGGGGAGATACGTTTCCAGATAGGACCGACGTAACCAACCTGTGTCTTGTCTCGCTGTTGAGCGCGCTGATCAAGCCAAGCTGGCATAGCTATGGCGTTGCCTTTGTGGACGTAGTCCTCTAACGAGCGGTACATACCTTGCTTGAACGAAGCATGCCTCATCATGTACTTAGCGAAGTTCGCAATTATCTTGCGCTTCTGCATCGAGTTGTCGTCGTCGTTACCACCGACGTAAAAGACGTATTTGTCCCTAGGGGCCAGTGTGAGGATGTAATTAGACAGCAAATTGTTGCTGATCTGACACAGCTTAGGAATAGTCGTCTTGTTCTTCCACGGAAGGACAGAGTTAGAAGTCGCAGTAGTGTCTGTGGCATAGACATACCTATTGACCTCTTCCATCAGCTTCTTCCACGGCATCCGCATGTTATTCCATTCCAAGTACGTTCTAGCGAACTCAGAGGCCATGCGATCTGGCTGGATTACGTCTCCGACTAGTTCAGTTACCTTACCCGTCAAACTACGCCACCAAATCTAGAGTTGAATTGAAATGCATTGGTATTTTCTTTTAGAATCCTGTAGGTGTTTAAAGGGGCTACTGCAAAATCTATGGCTGCAGCGAGAGCATCTTTGACGTCATCGTGCGCAGGGTTTGTGAAGACAAGTTCTTCTTCGAGGATCTGACAGTTACCTCCAGTGTAGTGCCAGATTTGTCTGTTCTGATACTTAGGCTCGAGTACGGCGAGGATTCTCTCTTCTTTGACACCTTGCCAACGAACTGGCCGAAATTCATCGACCGAAAGAGATAAACCATACTTCCGTATATAATTTTCTTGAAAGTCTCGTACGAGAGCAACCTGAGCAACGTTTACCTCAGCTCTGATCTTCCTAAATCCCCATTTTTCGTAGAGTTTGATGATACGTTTGAAGTACTCAGATGGAGTATCTGACCTAAAACGATCAATGTCTAGGACGTAGTAATTATTTCTGCCGTCTACTCCAACTATGACTATAGCGGTGTAGTCGGACTTCTTACCTACGGAGAAGGCGAAGTCGACGGCTGCGACGACGTTAAGGGGCTCTCGTTGGTAGTACCACTTGTAATCTCTTCGGGAGATGTGGTCTTGGTTGTAGTATTGGAAGTAGTCCCGCTTGATTGGCGTGGAGTCGACGTCGTTCGGATCGTTATAGTATTGCGCCCGGTACTGGACCATGTTGTTTGAGTATTCCGACCTCTTGACACCGAGAACTTGCGGATCGAATCCGTAGTACTTTCCGTCTGGGGCTTTACTTCTGGGCCAGATGTACTCGCCGGTTCCGTCTCCGACGTTTTCGACGGGCCATTCTTTGTGATCGTATAGGGGACGAGTATTGATGGGATTACCCAAAACATCGTAGTCTGATACCTCCATATCAATTAGATTTGAATAAAGATCGTTAGGGTGATACCTGGTTCCTACAACAAGTCTTTTGGAACCGATATGTCCTACCGAAGAAAGATAACCATATTGTTCAAGAACTTTTTCACGGCTTGTTTCGTTGTTAGCATTATTCGAGACGACAACGTCATCCATGACGATAAGATCTGCATGCATACCAACGATATTTGTAGTAAGACCAGCAGTAAAAACAGTAGGATCTCGAACATACGCTTCGCGGCGCCTAGGGTCATCTACCGAGATTTCTCTTTCAGTCCACTTCTCACGCTTGGCTTCTTCCTTGTTTACCATGTCAGGCCAATACTGGCGATAGACATCAGAAGTTAGAATATCCTTCATGAACTTCAGCTGTTTTGTAGCGAGGTTACTCGTAGAAGAAATATACAAGACCTTGATTGTGGGGTCTCTGGTAATTTCCCAAACAGTGAAAAGCGCTGCTAGCGCTGATTTCATGTGATCCCGGGGGAGAAGAAGCAAACGGTGGGTACTGGCATCAGAAGACGCCCACCATCTTAGAATATCTCTGTGGATGTTTCCTAGCCAACGCTTGGGTTGGACAAGCTTGATGAACTCCTCAGGATCGCTTTCGGCGACTCTGCGGCGTTCATCTTTGAGTTTTTCTACTTCTGTCTTAGGCTTACGGCCGCGTTTAGCGGGGACGATGGCCGCAGCGTCCAAATCCATTGAAGTTGCCAAAGTTCATGGTGTGATGACAGCGACTTTGTAAGACGAAGCAAGAGGAACAGCAAAGTATTCCGTCGAGTTAGCTGCCATCCTGGAAGAGGAGGCGCCTGCTGTGGGATTGGTTCCAAATTCGATACCACACGCGGTGTCTGTAAACAACCGGACGTATGTGGTGTTATTGGCTACAGCTGAGCTTTGGGTAGAACCAGCGCCGATGGCGACAGTCTGTTTGGCTACAGGAGGCTGTTTAGCCATTGCGAAGGAGTGGGAATTCACATCTTGGTAGGTGTCTGCGAATTCGGTGACGTATAGGGTGGCCATATTAGTTCCTTGTGCCTATTCTTGCTAGGGCGACTGAGATTGTTTCAAAACGGTGAAGATTTTCTTCGTGTCGTATCTGGTCCTTGGTTTCGTGTTCTTTCAACCAAGTCTGAGTATTTCCTGTAACGTACTTCAGGTCTTCTCTGAGTTTAGAAAAGCTATCTATTAACCACTTCAGGAATAACGTTTGAACAGAAATCAAACCAGTAATTACTGAAGCTACTATAGGACCTGTACCAGGATCAGTTAATTGATTAAGGATTGACGACATCGGGACTGATGATAGTAGGTTCTTTTAAAGAAAGACCAATTAACTTCATACTGTGGTCTAACAGTATACCCTGTAGCAAAAGACATTGAGGAAGGCTTAGCCTCTCTATAGCTTGCTTAATAGGTGCTGGTAAGTTTAGATCTTTAGACACTAGTAGCCTTTAACCTTCTTATCACGCTTCTTGTCTTTCTTGGAACCTTCTTTGATACCAAGACGTTTATCTCTTGCCATATCGACTTTCTTAGCTAAAGACATAGCCATCAACTGTTTCTCCCTACGGGATTCTTCTTGTGTTTACTGTTATAGATTTTAGCAGCTGAGGTCTTAGCTTGCTTGACTGTGTAGCCTTTCTTGAGGAAGGCATCTCTTATTGCTTCATACTGAGCAGGCATTACGAACCTTGTTGAGTATAGACGCAGATCGGCTGTTTAAGGCTTGGGTATTCATGGATACAGACGTGACAGTGGCTGTCTTGGCTGGGGTGGACTTGAATAGGAGTGAACGTATGTTCGTGGTATTGTACGAAACCTTTAGGGAGTTCGTGGACTTCGTCGCAAGGAACTGGGTAGCAATCGTGATTAGAACAACATGCAGGAGAATACCAGTCGTGGGCGTAAGCATTCGTACAGAAGGATAGTATCAACAAAAGACATAACAGGTAATACTTGTATGAACTTATAGTCCTTATGAGTTCTTGATAAGTAAATACTACGGCCACGGGAATTATAGTTGACATAGGTTCCTAAAGGTATTATGTTAAACGTACAATAGTATACATATACCTTAGGAGTATGTCAAGTGATATTTGATGAAGGCTTTAAAGACCTAAAGCATGATGAGAAGATAAAGAAATTATTAGACCACGGAGAGGTCGATGCAGAAGATCTGTTGCAAGCTTATGAAAGCTTGGTCGCTGAAGAAGCTGATAAACTTAAGAAAAAGATAAAGGAACACTATGTACAGAAACATGAATGCGAAGCAATTGGAGAGGGAGATGAAAGAACTCCTGGAATGGCGAAAATTACAACAAATGAAGAAAGTTACAAAACCTGATGCTCCATTGCCCGTAGATAGGCCCTAGGATTGAATTAGAAGCTCACTGGTGCGTTTAAATGACCTGCCCGCTACTACCCTACCTGCCGACAACAAATCGATCTCCTTGGCCTTCCTAGGAGCTTTGCTCCGTGACGTCGCTTTGCGACTAGAGGCTTGCAGTCACATACCGAGGATTTATGGAATTTATTTTAAATGGACAGTTTAGAACAGAGCAACCACTTGAAGGATACAGACAATGTGTCTTCGATGCTGTCTGCGAAAGATATAGAAAATCTAGAATGGGCATTGAACTTTCTGAAGAATTACGAAAGGAAACATAAATGATTATTTCAGACAGTGGTTGGATTACCGAAGAACTTGAAAATGGTAACGTCAGATTTTATAGAGATATTTTTTATAATCTATAAAAATTTTGTCGAGATATTTATTTCGTGTTAAAAAATCTGGTGAGATATTTTTTTGATGTACTTCAAGCGCGCTTTAGGCACCCCCCGACCCCCTTGGTACCCCCTTACCGGCGAGAGGGATTGCATCGGCCAGATGCAAATGATTCGCATGTGCAAGACCTAAGACTGTGATAATGCGTTCGTTATCCTATAGGATACCTATAGGTATCTATTAGTTATTAACGTTAGCTAATACACTTATCTACATAAGATATTCCTTAAGGTACGTAGGGAATACATTAGGAAATACGTTAGGAATATCAATGCTTTAGGGTATTCTGTAGCAATATCAATAACTTATGCATTCTTTTATAGAATGGATATCTCATTGATATCGTTGAGGATTTGCCTTGTTGCCAACGGTTCGCAACTGGCTCTCCAGCATACTCACGGTTTCGTGACTGAAAGTAACGCTCTCGTGATTGCGGTAGCCTCTGACTGTGATACACTCTTGAATGGTCGATTGAGTTGATATGACAACCCGACCTTCTACTTGATCCTTTGCCCCTCGTGGCTCTGATCGGATCATGGCTCTTTGACATCGTTAACCGCTACCTGTCTCTGCCTGCCCTCAGATTGAGAGCAAGCAATGAACAAGTCTATTCAAATCACTCTCACGTTTGAGATGGATGAAGCAACCGCGAGGCTGTTTCTCCAATCCTCAATCGAGAGGGTGATAAACACGTCTATCGCGTGTATCGAGCGGCCTAACCTCGAATGGCGCGACATCAACCTCGAAGACTGGGAGGAGTGGAAGCCAGTCGTGTGTAGCCTATGGAACGCTGTGCATGATGCTGTGTACCGCTCCAAGGCGTCGATGCCACCCTCTGATACGAAGTTCGCCCTGCGAAAGGGCGATATCGGAGGGTAAGCAAATGACAAACGCACAAGTACGCGAGGCTACGCATCGCGCCAAGCAAGACAAGGCTTGGTACATGCACGAGGTTGCAAGGTACCTTAAGATAACATCACGAGAGGCATACGACCTGTACTTCATTGGTCGATTGCCTCCCGCGTTTCCTTTGCCAGCGATCTATCGTGGTCCGCTGTATGCGAACTACTTCTACCTCGGATATGTCACCGCTGAAAACGGTTGGCATGTAGAGGATGTCTATCGTCATCTTGGTATCAACTAACTCTAGCAGAGGGCAGACACGGGCAGGTAGCAAGGTGAGTGCAAAACCTATCAAAATTTGCACACAACAACGGAGACTAACAATGTCTGATATGGATATCTCTGCGGTACGTGGTCACGCCCAAGCCCTGAAGTTCGTTGAAAAGGGCGGTGCGGAACTCTCAAACATCCTCGCATCGATTGCGACCGCAAAGGAAGCCGAACGTCGCGGTCCGCTTCAGGTGTTCGTGTTCCTCGCGGAACACTTCACCGATGCCGAAGGCGTTCATTCGATCCCTGTCCCCGGATCGAAGAAAGGGGAGACCGGAAACCTCCCGTATGACAAGTACACGACGAAGATCAAGACCAACGACGGCGAACGGTCCGTTCCGGGATCGTGGTACACGGACGTGATCAAGAACACTGCCGAATGCAAGGCCATTGACGAGCGTATCGCGCAATGCGCCGGCGGTGAAGGCGTTCCGGAGGACATCGCTCGCATGGGCGACGGCGAACGCAAGATGGAAGTGAAGCGGTTGCGGGACCGCATCAAGGACATGCGTACCGCACTGGTGAAGGGTGCCATGCTCTTCATCCATGCGGACGAAGTGTCCAAGATCAACCCGGAGCGCATCAAGGTCAAGATGCCCTTCAAGTCGGTCGGCGGCAAGATGAACGTATTCGCTAACACCATTCGGCTGCACGATCCCTTGGGCGAGTTCGAGGATAAGGTGCTCACGGTTTCGGAGTTCCTTCGGCTAGACCTGAAGAAACTCAAGGGACCGGGAGCGGACCAAACGATTGTGACCTTGGAGAATACCAAGGCACGGCCGCCCAAGACCGACAAGAACAAGGGCAAGGGCGCGCAGGACATCAAGGTCCCAACGACGGTTGAAGGGCTGTTGAACCTCTTCAATATCGCTGGCACCGCGATGGATCAGAGCACGGACGAAGGGATGAAGACCATGGCGAAACTGCTCGCCAAACTCTCCGCCCCCGGCAAGGAAGGTGACGACGCAATCGAGACCGTGGGCGATTTCATCTGCGCCCTTGACGACAACGTGTGGACGGTCATCAACGCGCGGTACAGCGCGATCAAGGTAGCCAAAGCCAAGGCCGTGAACCAAGCTGCTCACAACAAGTCGGCGGCCTAACCTACAACAACCATCCCCCGCGCCAGCAATGGCCGGGGGATTTCTTTTGCCTGCTCCATGCTGCACCGCAATATGCTGCGTTGCCGTTATGTTCTATTCGCATGAGCACATCACCTGTGCTGCACTGCAGCATGGGCCGAACCTGATAGGTCGCGACGATAGCGCACGGCGTAGGTCGCATTCGCCGATGTCAGTTGTTGTCTTCGGGTGGGGTGTTGGCCGATGGGCATCATGGATTACCCGACCCACAGTTGCGGTAAATCCCACCCGTGCTAGTATAGGGATACTGGAAAGGGATTTTCCAGATCAGAAGGGGAAAGACAATGATTGTTCTTACTGGAGAGAGACTTACCCAACGCAAGGTTGGGATGGGAGTCACCTCGGAATATGTTTTCCGAAAGCATAACTTCGTGTGTGTCGGTGAGGTCGAAGGCGTCCGCCATCTTGGGGACTTCGAAGACATTCACCTCAAGTCCGTTGCTGGTAGCTGCATTGCCTGCGGCCTGTCCACGAACATGATCTTCCCGCACTATGACGAAGATCAGGCTGACCGTTGGGTCGAGCATCCCCGTCGCTGCAACCACGCGTATGTGCCGTAGGGAGAAAATCAATGGACTACAAACTTTTGTTGCATAAATACATGCGACACGTCACTGCTTGCGAAGGTATATCCTTCGTCGACCATTCGCCGGTTTTTTCCGAGGTCTCTTTCTCCGAAGAAGAAAAGAAAGAACTCAGTGAGATAGAGACCGAAGTCTATGCGGAAGAATTTGGTCATGGAAGGACTCTGTGACATGACCGCATCACGTGGCTGTTACGATCAAGCCGAGCAGTTGATCTTGCTCGGCCGAGAACACCGTCTTGACATCGACGGTGATTGGTTGCGCGGAATGCGCATAGGCAGAAAGTGGTATTCTGATCCAATCAGTCTTACCGTTGCGCTGCTTTCAGCGTTCGACAAAGTCGGGATCAAAGTTCCCGATGAACTGCGTAAACGCCCTGCTGATTACGTCTGACGGAGGGCACATGACCGAATACAAAATCTATGGCTCAGATGCCAACGGCAATTGGTACCCCGAGGTACGGGGTGGCTACGTCGGATGTGTCCAACACGAGATTGATGCTTATCGTAAGAAGTATCCTCTCGTCTGCCATGTCGCTGTCGATCTCGCCTTCGACATGAAGACTGTTCCTTACAACCCTACCGTGAGGTAGCCATGTACTTCATTCAATGTCGTTTCAAGAAGACGAAGGACGGAGATAGCTTGCATGGGTACGCCGTGTGCTCCGACCCAGATACTCCAATCACGTTCATTCTGCCCAATGGGGAAGCCTATAACGGCGGCATCTGGACGTATCAACTTCTCCACCACATGCCGTGGGTGAGATTGAAAGGGGAGTAGTTCATGTATTACCGATTGAGGCCTCCGCCCAGTATCTATGGCCGGAGGCTGAAGGCGTGGTACCGCCGTTTGTGTGGGTATGACAACTTGCCCATCAACTGGTAC